ACTGGGGGCTTCGCCCCCAATGAGGGAGTTCGTAGGATTTCTTTTATATTGCGGAGAGCGACCGAAGGGAGCTCGTAGAAATATTAGTTTAGATGAATAAAAAAAAAAGTTTTTAACAAGTATAATGGACGACTATTTAATACCCAACCTAAACGACTCCCGTAATGAATGGTGCGAAAGACTCATATATATCTTACTTCCACACATTAATGAAGGAATACGCTCCATATTTAACGAAGCTTATAAAATGTGTGTCGAGAACAACGAGGCGGTGAAATACTTACTCACATTTCAAAATCTTCTTTCTAAAATACCCCAATGGAATTCGGTAATTATCCAAGAGGAAGTCCAACGAATAATTAATAAGAGTGGATGTAACTATATCAGTGATTTAATCACTTGTGTGCATATCATCCAACTGAAAGTACTCACCTGTATCCGGGTAGGAAACAAACAGAAAAAAATAGATATATCAATACCCAAATTAGACCATTTTATACATAGTGTTTACATACACGTCGCACGTAAAATATACGCCAATGTTTATTTGTACGAGCGTGGTCAGAATATTACTTCTTTGAAAATACAACAATACAACCGTGAAATAGAACTTATTATTCGGGAATGTATTATGACAACCATACGTGAAAGTATTCCTACTGAACAGATTGTTCGCGCCTACTTAGACGAATCGGTGGAGCACGAGGAAGAAGTTATTATAGAGAATTTAGAAGAACCCCATGTCACTAATTCTATGGGAGAGGGAGAAGACAAGATACAACTAGATACGGAGGATTTGCAAGATACCTCCTTAAAGGGGGGCAAGTCTAAGAGTTTAGAGCAAGAACCACCGTCGATTGTCCCGACGATAAGCAATATAAATGACGAGGACGAACCTACTACGACACTGAAGTTTAATGACATAGACTATATTATGGACGAAAAAGGTGTAAAAAGCAAACAACATGCACCGAAAGATTTAGACCGACTCGAAGAAATAAGTATATCTAACTCGATTAAACGCAAACTAGAGGAAGAAGAGGAGGATGAAGATGGAAGTGGGAAACTGAAAATTCATGGGGATAATGTTTATTTAGGAAACATAGACGTATTTGACATTGGAGGTATAAATAAAGAACAGGTGAAAGATGGCAATCATTTGGTTACATTGGAAGATATAGAAGAACTTGCGTAGGAATCTTTTATATTCCGAATAACGACTGAATCCTACCCGAAAGTAAGAAGCAAAAGGGGTTTCACTGGGGGCGAAGCCCCCAATGGGGTAGCTCGTAGAAATATTCATACGAGTTCTTTCAATATTTCTACGAGCTCCCTTCGGTCGCTCTCCGCAATATAAAAGAAATCCTACAAACTCCCTACGGTCGTTTTCCGGATTTTTCAATAATGGGCGGGGCGAAGCCCCCCCCCACACCCATTTTTACCACCAAATGAAAGACCCTTTTGGTTCGCTCTCCTGATTTTTCAAGAGTTTCGCTGACCTAACCGTTAAGTTTATATAATTATTTTTTGTATAATTGTATAAAGTTTATTATTGAAACATATGCCTGCGAATTTCAACTCAATGAATATATTGATAATACCGGTTATTACAAGTGTATTGTTCTTTGCAAGTAAAATCGCAGAGATGAAGTTTATTGACAAAGACAATAAACCATTGAAGATGATTTTTCGAGATACATTGATTGTTTTCATATCTTCTTTGACAGCAACTTATGTTTTATTTAATTTTAGTGGATATATACAGGAATTTATGAATGTTGTGACTGATTCGAAGATAAATCCAGTGTCGATGTTAAGTGGTGGGGGTGCGACGGTAGAGAGTACTGAGATTTTTACTGATACCCCTAATTTTTAGCAATATTGAAAAATCCGGAGGAGTGGCCGAAGGCCACGACGTAGGATTTCTTTTATATTACGGAGAGCGACCGAAGGGAGCTCGTAGTGATATTGAAAAATCCGGAAAACGACCGTAGGGAGTTTTGTAGGATTTCTTTTATATTCCGGAGAGCGACCGAAGGGAGCTCGTAGGAATATTGTTAATATTCCTATATCGTGGTCTTCGACCACTCCTCCGGAATATAAAAGAAATCCTACGTAGTGGCCTTCGGCCACTCCTCCTAAATTTTCAATATTCATACGAGCTACCCCATTGGGGGCGAAGCCCCCAGTGAAACCCCCTTTGCTTCTTACTTTTGGGTAGGCATAGCCTACCCGAAAAGTAGGATTGTTGCTATTAGGAGTATAAAAGAAATACTACGAGTTCCTCCCTTCGGGAATTTTAGACAATTTTTTTAAAGTTTTTTTTCTTGCTGTTTCTATTTCATTCATTGATTTCATCAATTTATTAAGTTTTCGACTATATTTTGTATAATCAAATGATTTTTTATCATTTGTTGATAATGTTGGTAGTGTTTCAACTTCATTATGTAATCTCTCAAAATTTTTAATTTTTTTATTCAACCTTTCTTGGTAGTTTTCTAGTTCCTTTCTCAATTTTTCTCTATTACTCCTATCACCATTTTTTTTATTTTTACTGGAGGGTCTATTCAGCTTCCTGGTTGTAGATTTACTAGACCGTGGAGGTGTAGTTTGAGATGCATGTATATTCCCAACAGGAATATTTTCTAGAAGTTTATTACGGAATTCATTTCTATCTATTATTGGTAATGGTTTAGACATTTGGTATTTACTGTATAACATATATGATATTTATTGTATATGAATATTCTTACGAACTCCTCCGGTGGGGGAGCTCGTAGGAACATTGAAAAATCCGGAGAATGACTTATTCTATTTTCGGGTAGGCTATGCCTACCTAAAAGTAAGAAGCAAATGGGGTTCACTGGGGGGCTCTGCCCCCCAATGGGGGAGCTCGTAGGAATATTGAAAAATCCGGAGGAGTGACCGAAGGCCACTACGTAGGATTTCTTTTATATTCCGGAGAACGACCGTAGGGAGTTCGTAGGAATATTATCTTTCATATTTCAATATTCTAAACTCACCTTCTAAATCTTCTTCTAAATTAACTGTACTAAATATTCTGAAAAACTCGCGTGATGGCGAGAAAAAACAGTCACACCGCTCAAATACTCTATTTATCATCGTCCAGTATACCGCATCTAATCGGTGCAACATATTCTTCATACAATAGTTATATAGTTGTTCACCACCAATCACAAACATCGACTCCACTGACAGAGATTCATCGCAATATTTTACTGCTTTCTCAAATGTAGAAAAATACATCTCATCTGAATCCTCGTCCGTTTTTTTATTTACTCTAGTAGTTGAAATTACTATATTTAACCTTTTACGCAGAGGGGGATTTGGCAAAGAATCCCATGTCTTACGTCCCATAATGACTGCATTGACTTTATCGGGGGACGACGTATAGGTAGTTTTATTACGAAAAAACAAAATGTCTCTTTGGATTTTCCAAGGGATACTGTTATTTATGCCTATACCACCTGTTTGTTCAGTCGCTACGATAATAGAAAGAGGTTTGCGCATTTATTGAAAAATCCGGAGAGCGACTGAAAGGAGCTCGTAGGATTTCTTTTATATTCCGGAGAACGACCGCAGGGAGTTCGTAGGAATATTCTATATCTTCTATTTCTTTGACTAATTTACCGTAGGAATACTTTTATATTTCGTAGAGCGACTGAATCCTACTTTTCGGGTAGGCGCAGCCTACCAAAAAGTAAAAAGCAAAAGGAGTTTCACTGGGGGGCTTCGCCCCCAATGGAGGAGCTCGTAGGAATATTATTGGTCACATTTCATTCGGTCCATCACTGTTTTTTTACGATGACAATTCGGACAAAGACTGACTAAATTGGTAAGGTCGTTGCTACCCCCCTTGTAAAGGGGTATTATATGGTCAACCTCATAAGTAGACGACAACTGCTGGTGGCAGTGTCCGCACTGCCACCCTTGTTGTGCACTGACATATTTCTTTTTTGTTTCCGATACGGAACGTTTCACGGTTGCATTCGGCGATTTTTTGAGGGTTTTAACTTCTATGAGAGGGTGATTCTCGCCACCGCCGATGTAGTTACCACTACCATTCGTCCAGTTCGTTTTACAGCTAAAGTCTAGTATAGGAGTTATCATATTGACTGTGCCTTTGTCCAAAGGAAGATATTTTACATATTCATTGGAAGTGGTCAGGATTTGTTGTGCTGATAGCGGGTTCTTTTTGATGAGGTAGTATATCATGAAAAAACCGAATAACACGCCTGCCATTTGAATGTATTTTTTCTTAGAAGTAACGTATTTTACTATTTTACCTTCGTAATAGATATTTGCTATTACCAGACCCGCTATAAAAAATAAAACAATTTCTATTCTCATTTATATATATTTTTATATTCGATTTTGTATTTACAGGGGAACCGTCACCATATAGAGGGTCGACTATATACAACCAGAAAAGTAGGATGAGTCGCTCTCCGAAATATAAAAGTTTCATTCACTCCACGTGGATTATATAGAAACAACCCGTGTCACCAAATACTTCGTATATGGCGGTTGAACGCGTAGGATAGTCGTAAAAATCATATATTTTACCGTCTTCCGCTAGTTCGGTACCACCTTGAGCTAGTACATATTTATCGATATTGAATTTTTCTTTGAAAATGGTTGATATATCAGCCAAGAACTTGCACAAAATAGTGTTAGTGGAGAAACATATTGCCACTTCTTCTCCTGTATTTATTCGTTTGAATATAAACTGTTTAATAGTCTCGAGTTGCATTTCTAGATAAGTATAGTTCACTCAACTGGACTATAATATCACTACGAGCTCCCTTCGGTCGCTCTCCGCAATATAAAAGAAATCCTACGTCGTGGCCTTCGGCCACTCCTCCGGATTTTTCAATATTCCTACGAGTTCTTTTCAGTCGTTCGCCTAATTATAATATTCCTACGAGCTCCTTTCAGTCGCTCTCCGAAATACAAAAGAAATCAATTTTATTTGAAATACTAGTTTTTTTGTAGAAAGTTAGTATTTCACCAAACACCAAAAATCCTACGAACTCCCTCATTGAAAAATACAGAAAACGACCGTAGGGAGTTTGTAGGATTTCTTTTATATTGCGGAGAGCGACCGAAGTGAGCTCGTAGTAATATTGGGTGGTGACAGAGCCCCCATTTTAACCCTTTAACGGTTATACATCCAAATATGGATGTAAACAAAATTTAGTATTTACAATTATTTTATAAATACCGTATCTACAATGGTTTCATATTTTATTATTTATTGGTAAAATATTAATATTCCTACGAACTCCCTGCGGTCGTTCTCCGGAATATAAAAGAAATCCTACGAGCTCCTTTCAGTCGCTCTCCGGATTTTTCAATTTTACAAAAATGACAGAAACATCAAAGGGTTAAATGTGCAAAGGTGTAATATTCCCACGAACTCCTTACAGTCGTTCTCCGGAATATAAAAGAAATCCTACGTCGTGGCCGAAGGCCACTCCTCCTGATTTTCAATATTTCTACGAGCTCCCTTCGGTCGCTCTCCGCAATATAAAAGAAATCCTACGAACTCCCTCATTGGGGGCGAAGCCCCCAGTGAAACCCCCCCCTTTTGCTTCTTACTTTTGGGTAGGCTACGCCTACCCGAAAAGTAGGATACGGTCGTTCTCCGGATTTTTCAATTTGTATCGATATATATATAATGTCAAATCCGTTTTGCAAATATAAATATTTATTTGGATTCCCAAATGAAGGTATTCATCAATATCGTATATTTGGTATGGCTATCATGGACTTTGTACAAACTGCGATTGGAGCATTCTTCATTTCTTGGTTCTTGAAAGTTGCCTTTTGGAAATGTTTTTTGCTCCTCTTTGTTTTAGGTGAAATACTCCATTTGGTGTTTTGTATTGATACACAATTTATAATATGGATGAAAGAGCTGTTTGAAGTGGGATGTTTGAAAGATTTGCTCTCTGAAATATAAAAGAGTTCAGAAGATACCCTCCCACCACTAGTGAAAAATCCGAATAGCAACTCATCCTACCCCAAAAGTAATAAGCAAAATCCTACTTTTCGGGTAGGATATGCCTACCCAAAAGTAAGAAGCAAAAGGGGTTTCACTGGGGGCTCTGCCTCTAATGGGGAGGGGTCAATGGGGGGCTTCGCCCCCCCCCCCAGTGGAGGAGCTCGTGTAAATATGGTTATATTTGTAGAA